ATATTTGGGGGGCGTATGTAATGCAACATTACTTCCCTAATTCAGTAATTTTTACAAAGGCATCTGTTTATCAAGCAAGAAATCCACAAGACCTTGTTAAAAATTTGGAAAATGAAGTGATTGGGTATAGAGGTACTTTGAATCTAATAGACAATATAAAAGATTATAGGGATTTACTTCCTGAGAAAACTGTCGAATATTTTGACATATACCAAAAATATTTTTTATGAAACTAGTAATTGATATCGGAGCAAATGTAGGAAACACTGTAGAACAATTTCTGTTAAGCTCGGAAAAAGTAATTTGTTTTGAACCCAACCCTGCATTAGTTAAACATTTAACTCATAGATTTTCTAATAGACCTGTTGTGGTTGATGGAAGAGGAGTATCTAATAACAAAGGAACACAAACTTTCAAAATTTCGAATGCCAATACTATTTCAACATTCTCTGAAGATTGGATACATAATTCGAGATTTACCAATTCTTATAATTGGGATAGAACAGTTGAAGTTCAAACTGTAACATTGGATGACATAATTGATGAATATGGGATTCCCGATTACATTAAAATAGATATTGAAGGATATGAATATGAAGTTTTAACTTCATTCTCAAAATTACTTCCTGATACCGTGTTTGCGTTTGAATGGGCGGAAGAACAAAAAGATAAAATTAGCTCAATCATAAACCATTTGATAAATTTAGGATATCATAAATTCAGTCATACTGAAGCGGATTCAATAAGATTAGATAAAGATATTGATTGGAAATCTTATAATGAATTTAACTTACTTCAAGAATTAAACCCTGAAAAAAAAGAAAAGTGGGGTATGATTTACTTCAAAAAATAAAAAAAATGAAAAAAATTGTAGTTTTAGGTGGAGGAGGGTTCATAGGTGGGCACCTTGCCAAAAGATTAAAAGAAGAAGGTAATCACGTTAGAATATGTGATATTAAAAAACATGAATATTTCTTTCAAGATGAAATTTGTCATGAATTCATTTTAGGTGATTTAACGGACCCTAAAGTCGTTGAATTAGTTATCGAAGAAGGTGTTGATGAAGTTTACCAACTTGCCGCGGATATGGGTGGTGCATTATACATCTTTACGGGTGAACATGATGCAGACGTTATGTACAACTCAGCAACAATCAATCTTAATGTCGCTCGTGAAGCCGTGAAGAAAAAAGTTGGAAAACTATTTTATTCATCATCGGCCTGTATGTATCCTGAACATAACCAATTAGACCCTGATAACCCTAACTGTGAAGAATCATCGGCGTATCCTGCGAATCCTGATTCCGAATACGGATGGGAAAAATTATTTTCAGAAAGATTATATTTGGCATTTAGTAGAAACTATGGATTGAATGTTAGGGTTGGAAGATTTCATAATATTTTTGGACCACAAGGAACATGGACTGGTGGTAGAGAAAAATCACCAGCGGCTATGTGTAGAAAAGCTGCTGAAACAGAAGATGGTGGTGAGATAGAAGTTTGGGGTAATGGATTACAAACTCGTTCATTCTTATATGTAGATGAATGTGTTGAAGCGGTAATTAGATTGATGGAATCAGAATTCGAAGGACCTGTGAATATCGGTAGCGAGGAAATGGTTACGATTAATCAATTAGCTAAAATGGCTATTGATATTGCAGGAAAAGACATCACTATTAAAAATATTGAAGGGGAAGAATTTGTTCAAAAATATGGATTCAAATGTCCATTAGGAGTAAAAGGTAGAAATTCAGATAACAAATTATATAAAGAAAAAATTGGATGGGAAGTTAGCCAACCTTTGTCAGTTGGATTACAAAAAACTTATCAATGGATTAAGACACAAGTTGATAAAAAAAAACTAGAAACTAAATGGATTTATGAAAGTCCAGATGGAGGGAAAACAATCTATAAAAGAGAACTTATGGATTCTGAAAGACATAAAGTTAAATAATTAAAAATGGGTAGATTAACAAAACCAAAACCAACAGCGACTTTACCAAGTGAAGAAGCACCAATTAAAAATAAAAAACAGCAAATCTGTTCCATAATCAAACGAAAAACAAAAGAAAAGTTTTTATCTGACAGTCAGAAAGAATATTATGAAAAATTAGTAAATAACCAAATTAGTATTTGTTCGGGGCCTGCGGGTGTGGGAAAAAGTTATATTGCTATGAAATGTGCGGTTGATTTGTTATCAGACCCTAATACTCCTTATGAGAAAATCATAATTGTTAGACCCGCAGTTGAAGCTGAAGAAAAATTAGGTAGTTTACCAGGTGGTGTCGAAGAAAAACTTGACCCATATATTTTTCCATCCTATTATCTATTAAATAAGATAATAGGTAAAGATACTAGAGAAAAATTAAAGGAAATTGAAGCCATAGAAGTATTTGCATTGGCATATATGAGGGGTATGAATATTGATAATTCTATTTTGATTTTTGAAGAGGCACAAAACTCAACTCCAAGTCAGATGAAATTATTGTTAACTAGAATTGGATTTAACTCCAAGTTTTTCATATCGGGTGATTTGGATCAATTTGATAGACATAAAGACAAGACTCAAACTGGTTTGTGGGATGTTTTGAAAAAATTCCAAAACATGAACGATATCGGAGTTTTTGAATTCAAGTCTACAGACATCGTAAGAAACCCATTAATATCAAAAATATTAGAAAAATACGAAGAATGAGAATCGGCATTGAATTAAATGGGGTCTTGAGGGATACATTAAAAAAAATACAACAAGAATATGAAAAGTGGTATTTGAACAATCCATTCAAAGAAGAAAATGAAGAAGATAGTTTTGAGTATGAAGTTTTGTCTGATTTAATATCTTTAGATATTAGGAAACATTTGAAATTCAAAGATGAAGACGAGTTGTATGATTTTTTATATAAAGAGCACACAATGGAAATTTTTGGTCACGCTGGTTCAGTAGAGCCTTCAGGACTATTGGACTTGAACGAATTTTATTTGGATATGAGAGATTCTCATGATATCATTATTGTTTCGGATGAAATAGGAAAATCAAAACCATCCTCATTATTTTTCATTTCTAAGTTTGGATGTTTAGTCGAATCGATTAGATTTTATAGTGAAAGTACAATTAATTCATTGTGGGATTCCGTAGACATTTTACTTACCGCAAATCCTAAACTATTATTAGACCATCCACAAAACAAAATGGTAATTAAATTCAACACAACGTATAATACTGATGTCGAATCTAATTTTCATATTTCAAGTCTTAAGGAGTTAAAAACAAAAATACAAGAAATATTATGATACAGGTATTAGGTGAGAATTATTTTATCGACTTAGATGAAATTGAAAATTATCTCGATATGAGTCAAGCTGACAACGGTGAAGATTCAGAGTCAGGAATGACAGAAACAAAAATTAATATTATCAAATTCGAAATGGTTAAAATGTTATTAGACACTGTTTTGAATGAACAAGAAATTGTTGACGAAAAACTTGGAATGAAATCTAACGCACAAGTTAGTATACCTTTTAGGTTAGCATTCAATAGTTTATTAAATAAAAAACTTATCAATCATTATTAATATGGAAAACCAACTTCAAGAAAAAGTAAAACAGTCCATTAAGATATTAAGAGACAAACAAGCTAGAATATATTTTTTAGTTCAGGATACTAAAGGTAACGCAAAGGCTTCGGTAAGACTCATATATCAAATGGCGAAAGCATTAAAAGATAATGGATTTAATCCAATAATACTTCACGAAAAAGTCGATTATGCAGGAGTTGTTGCATGGTTAGATGAAGAATATATGTCAATTCCTCACCGTGCGATTGAAGGACAAAATTTAGAAATTTCTCCAGAGGACTTTTTGGTCATCCCTGAAATTTTTGGATATGTGATGGAACAAGTAAAACAACTTCCTTGTGCTAAAATTGTGTTAACACAACAATATGCTCACATGTTAGAAACCTTACAGCCAGGTCAAACTTGGAACCAATTTGGGTTTTTGAAGTGTATTACAACATCAAGTAAACAAATGGAATATATCGAAAGAGTAATGAGACAAATTTCTTTCGATATTATTGATCCTTTAATTAGTGAAGAATTTACACCTAAATCAAGTCCCGCGATGCCTATCATTGGTGTTCATGCGAAAGAACAAAGTGATGCAATCAATTTGATTAAAACTTTCTACTTGAAATTCCCTCAGTATCGATGGTTTACGTTTAGAGATTTACGAGGATTGTCTGAAAAAGAGTTTGCAAATTCTTTGAGAGATTGTTTTTTGAGTGTATGGATTGACGACCATAGTGCGTTTGGTACTTTCCCATTAGAATCTATGAAATCAAATATTCCCGTAATTGGTAAAGTTCCAAACCTTTCACCTGATTGGATGAGTGAAGAAAATGGTATTTGGGTTACTGACCAAACTTTATTACCTGATTTAGTTGCAGACTACGCCCAAAATTGGTTAGAAGATAATATTGACCCACAAATTTTCGAAAAAATGAAAGAGACCGTTGAAAGATATTCGGATAAACAAAAGTTTGAATCGACCGTAGTTTCCTTATTTGAAGGATATTTGACTACAAGAGCAGATTCATTCGAAAATCAAATTTCCAAAACAGAAGAATAATATGAATAATACACTATCACTATCAGTAATACTACCTATAAAATCATCTAAAGCAAAAGATTTTGATGAGTATTTTGAAAAAGCAATTTTATCTCTTAAAAATCAACAAGTAGGATTTGAAGAATTAGTAATTGTGCACTCACAAGAACAATCTCTAATTGACTTCTTGAATTCATATGATTTTGGAGATTTAAATGTCACAAAATTGTTGTGGGACCAAGAACCTAATTATGCAAATCAGGTAAATTTCGGTATCAAGAACTCTAAAGGAACTTGGATATCTCTCTTCGAATTTGACGATGAGTATTCATCTATATGGTTCAAAAATGTTAAAAAGTATGTAGAATCATTTCCTGACGTTCAAATGTTTTTACCTGTTGTGGTGGAAACAGATGAAAAGGGTTTATTTGCAGGTTTCACAAACGAAGCAACATTTGCAGCTAATTTCTCACAAGAAATGGGTATATTAACAAATGATACTTTACAAGAATATCAAAACTTTCAAACCGCAGGTTCCGTAATCAAAAAATCAGTTATCGAAGATTTTGGTGGTTTCAAACCATCAATCAAACTAACTTTTATATATGAATTTTTATTGAGATTGACCTATAACTCCGTTACAGTCATGACAATTCCAAGACTAGGTTATAAACATGTAAATCTTCGTGAAGGTTCTATTTTTTGGAATTACAAATTTGGAGATAGTAAAATGGTTGAAGATGAGGTGAAGTTTTGGATTCAAGCGGCTAAAAGAGAGTATTTTTTCACGGACGACAGATCCATAAAATATCAATCTGAAAATGCTTAATGCAAACTTCAATCTCTGCTACAACAGAGGATATTTTATCAAAAAAAAGAGGTAGAAAGGCTGTTAAAGAAAATTATTTTGATGTAAGAGAAGAGGAGGCGGTTAGAAAATTTCTGATTGCCGAATCGTCCTACGAAAAAAATAAAATCTATAATCAGTTTTTAAGGCATCCTTTAGATAAAATGATTTCCTCAATTATTCGACGATATAAATTATATCGTAAAGATATGGATTTTGAGGAAATTCATACAGATACACATTCCTTCCTTATGACGAAAGTCGATAAGTTTAAGCCCGATAAAAATAAAAAGGCGTATTCTTATTTTGGAACTATATGTAAAAATTACTTAATGGGCCAAATCATAAAAGACCAAAAAGAAACTAATCGAAAAATATCATACGAGGATATTTCATCAAGTTTAGAGGAAAGACCTGATTTGACTTATAGAATTGACGATGATGTAGTTGAAACCGATTATGTGATTAATCAATATTTAGATGAGTTAAAAAATTACATTGAGTTAGAACAACTAAATGACAATGAAAAAAAATTAGGTTATGCACTAATTGATTTGTTTGATAATTACGAAACAATTTTTTCAGGGGCGGACAATAATAAATTCAATAAGAATGTAATATTATTATCACTGAGAGAGATGACTAATTTAAGTACTAAAGAAATACGTAGTTCAATCAAAAGATTCAAAAAATTATATATCGTAATTCAATCAAGAATCAAAAACTAATAAAAAAGTATTTATAGATATGCCGAGACCTCAAAGAAAAGAAATCAATTTTACCAAAGATTCTATATTATCACTCATGCAAGAAATCTATAATGAACTTGTAGAACAAAGACAAACTGCGATTAGGATACAGAATAAGATGTTAGCAATGTTAAAGGATCCATCTGATATGACTACTATTGGTCCTGTGATTGAAAAACAACAAAAAATCGTAAATGATTGTGTTGAAAAAAAACTTAATTTATCGAAATTACAATCAAGTATTTGGGAAAAATCTAATAACAACAAGGAGGAATCATTTTCTCTCGCAGATTTGGACGATGATTTAATACAGAATCTCATTGAAAAAGATGTTTCCAAAGATGAGGAATCATATAAAATGAGATAAAATATGCCATTAGATATAAATTCAGCTCAGCAAACAATTCAAAGTAAAATTGATGCATACAAAACTTACAGGGAGGTTTCACAATCCGAAAAGAGTTTATTGGGTAAAGCGGGAAATTCAGCATCAGAAGCAACATCGCAAATATCCAGTGCATTAGATAAGGTAAGTGAATTTCAAAAAAGATTTCAAAGAGATCCTCCGAATTCGATGGATCAGTTGTTGGGATTCTTGGGGCAAACTCAAGGGAACGGTAGTTCTACTCTAAGATATTTAAGAAGTAAAATATTACAGGCTGCGGCACAAATTGAGCCAAAAATGGAGGATATCCTCAAAAGGGAAACGATAAATGCCCTTGGGTGTTCTGTCGAACAAACATACAATGGTGTGAGCGCGGAAAGTTTATCGTTTCAACCATTACCTCTAAGACCTCAACAAGAAGGTATATACATACCTGTAAGTTCATTAGATTTTTTTTCGAATCTCAAACAATCTCCCGAAACTAATTTTGGTAGAGTTTATTACGAGAAAGAAGAACCATCTGCAGATTCAACATTTCGTCCTTATGGTGGGCCGATACCATTTCCAATGAATCGGCAATTGTTTGGATTAATGACTTCTGACAACAAAGATAGGTCGTATAGTCAAATTAATGGTAAGAATTATTTAGGAAAATCAGGACAAAATCTATTCGACATACAATACACTCAAATGAATAGTTTTGGTGTAACGGGGGATTACTATCGAGTTTTTTTAATTGACCGTGAGGATAATCAAGGAAACATTACAAACAACGTTGGAGAATTTATTTCTGATTATTATAGTACTATAAAAATAGTTGATTCTGTAGATATTGGCGCCCAAATTGTAAATTTAATTTCTGGTGCCATGAACATCGACGCACAAGTTGGGTTTGGTGAATTAAACAATCAAAGTAGATTTAGTTTAATTGCTTCTAGAATCCTTGGATTATGTTTTGATGAAAGAAGAGAAATCGATGTCAGCGGTGTCTCTAAAGTTGGTGAATTAGATGGTGTTGACGAATCTTTTTTCGAACTTAACGAGATTGATTTACGAAATATTGAAATTGAAATTTCGAATGTTCAAAATGGCATCATAGAATTTGAAGATTGTGATAATATTCAATTACCTGTTAATTCTGAAACATTAGTGTCACAATTAATTGAGTTCCGAAATAATTTAAGTGGAGAAACTGTTGAAGAACAAGCGGAAAATATTGGGGAAATTATCGATGCAATATCAGAGAATCCTGCATGGTCTTTAACCGCTCCTTCGAATTTGAACGTAAAACTTTCTATTGATAAAAGTGTAATTAAAAAAATACCATTGGCAGTTGCTGCGGCCGTATTGACACCAAAAAATCTATTACCACTTTATACTTTATTATCTATAGTTCAATCAGGATCAACATACACCTATAATCAGGCAGTAACTGAAATTAATGAGACCGGTGAATCGATTAATTCTCAAGGAAACGCTGGATCGAGTATTGGGTCACAAGGGAGTAATATTGTAACTAGTGGTGAAGACTTCTTAAAAAAATATAAAACGTTTGCAATTCAGGTTATTTCTCAAATTAATGCGGAGTTCCTTCAAGTTCTTTACGAAATATTAAAAAAAGATATTGTTAATTTAGTTTCTATTATAATTTCTGATGTTCAAAGATCGGCAATATTGAAACAATATGCAATAATAATTAGATTAGCTCAAATTGCTTTGGTTGTGTCTCAATTAATAAACGATTATCGAAAATGTAAAAGTCTTTTAGATAACATCTTACTTTTACTAAATCTAATTGGTCAAACAGTTCCAATACAAATACCACTACCATTATTATCTTTGGCGGCATTATTACCAGGAACTTCACCTGAAAGAGCGTCAATTAATGTTATCGAAGGTCTACAAAAAGTAGGAATACCAACAGGAACTTTACCCGATGGTTCACCAAACTTAATGGCACTATATGATTTAATCAGTAAAAAAGGAAGTGATAAAGAAGAAGCGGAAAACGGAAAAATTTTAGTCGCAACCGCAACAGGCCCTGGATACGGAAAAAAATTATAACTATGAAAGACGAAAAATTTAAGGAAATATTAGATAGTCAATTATTACTCAAAGACTTACCAAATACAAAGTTGGTGGAATATATGGATTTATTATCATCGGATTTCGAATCAACAAAAGAATCTATAATAAAAAGTACTTTATACTTAGATAAAGTTGAAGAATTATACGACAGAGTATTAAAGGTTTATCAAGAAAGAAATAATGGAAAATAACTCAATATTTTTTCAGTGTAGGGTATTGAATACTGAAGACCCAATGATGTTGGGTAGAATCCGAGGTGTTAGACTTATCGACAATTATGACGATATCTTGAAAAGTATCAGTGATCCTCCATGGAATGAGGAAAAAGATATATGGACATCAAGAGACCCATTTGTATTCAACGCGCTACTTCCCTATTTTGTATACTCTGTACCTAAAGTAGACGAATTAGTACAGGTTATTTACGTAAACAAAGATTTCCAATATCAAAATCAGTACTACGTTCAGAATACCTTCTCGACCCCAACAGCAACATTCAAAGAATTTTATTTTGGTGGAAATAAATTTACTGGCACGGGTATGCAAATCAAAAACCCAAAACCACTTAAAAATCAAGATGGTACTTTTACCGACCAATCTATACATAAAGGAGTTTTTCCACAACCAGGGGATAATGCTCTCTTAGGTAGAGGAAGTGCGGATGTAATCATCAAACAAGATGAAGTTTTAATCAGAGCGGGTAAATTCAAAGGGGAACAATTACAACCTAACGTAATACCTGTTGCAAACCAACAAAGAGGGTTTTTACAACTTTCTAAATTTCAAAGTACATTACAGAATTTAGAACCAAAAACGTATTTTGAATTACAAGAAAATGTTTTACTTACAAAATACTTAATCGAATGGACTTTAACCAACCCTGAAAATGCTCAAGATAGATTTACAGGGGCGGTATATTTGTACCAACTAAAACCTGACGTTTCGATAAATTCCAAAAATATAACTGTTGATAGTGAAATTTCGGAAAACCTAAAAAAGTTAGTGGCAACCGAATCGTTTGTAATGTTGTCTAAAACACAAACTATTAAATTTATAAATGATTTTATAAATACATGTAATGAAACAAATGTGACTAAAAGTGGTATTCAATTGTTTAGTGATAACAACGCTTCAAACAAATTTCCGATTTACTATCGGCCTAATTCATTAATGTATTCAAAATTAAATCCCTCCACTCCTTTGGGGTCATCGGCCACACCAATAGAAGTTAGTAACATCAGTGACATTTATAAGGGGATAAAATTAAATCCATCACTAAAAGGTGGATATGGATTAATTTATGCAAAAGGGAAGGTCGGAAATCCAAGAACACCAGTAAAAAAAGTAGTTAAACAACAAAAATACATCAATCAGGAATCTTCTTATGGGGCTTTAGGTAGTGATGTGCTATTTTTAGTTTCACACAATTCACAAGTACCTGGAAAAGGGAAAATCAATTTTGATGATACTTTATATGGGATTACTCCTGAGAAATTTGCTAATGAATTTCTTCCAAAAACTTCAAGTATGGTTAGAGGTGAGGAACTTTTGGAATTGATTAACTTGATTGTAAAATTCTTGGTAACTCATACTCACGCATACCCAGGTCTACCACCAGTACCGGTAACTCAAGACGGTACAAACGTCCAATCTATCCTGACCGAACTCAATAATGCGGTTAACAAAATTCTAAGTAAAAATATTCGACTTAATTGATATTTATAAGATAAAAGATAAATGTCGATCTTAAGGTCTTATATAAATAAAAACAATACCATCATTTCAAACTCATATGTTAATACGGGAAGAAACCCTGTAATTGAGTTGAATTTTGGTGCTTCGGATTTAATTGTCCCAAACTTTGGTTTCACAAGATTTATCTTCGATTTAGATTTATCTTTATTAGAAGAAAACATAAGTTCAGGTGTCATATCTACAGGATGTACTTCCGCAATGACACACACTCTTAAAATGACTAACACATCTTCATTTGATAATGAATTATTAAATTCATTTATGTCAAATGAAAGACGAAGAGCAACTTCATTTGACCTAATATTATGGAGAATTCCTAATTTTTCAGGAACCACAGGCGAACCTCAATATTGGGATGAAGGCGTTGGTTATGACTACAATGACTTCAACATTGCACAAAATAGTGCAAATGGTGGAATTTCCCCTTTAACGTACGTTGACAGTCGAGCATATTCCACACGACCATCTAACTGGTATCAGACGACAACTCTCTCTGGATGGTCTCAAAATGGTATCTACAACAATAAGAATGAGGGGTCTGTAAACTATTCAGGTTTGACCATCGTGGCAAGACAACATTTCGAACTCGGAAACGAGGATTTGAACATGGATATGACCGCTGAGATTAATGGTATATTGAATGGTTCTATAACTGGTGTTACAGGTTGGGGTATTTCATATCTTCCTCAAATCGAAAATATCACAGGTCTTACGGAAAGTTACAGTGTAGCATTTTTCTCAAGACATACTCAAACCTTCTACCAACCTTATCTTTTAACAAATTACAATGATTTTGTAGAGGACGATAGAAATCTATTCCTCAAGAACCAAGAAAATAAGTTATTCTTGTACGTTTATGAGAATGGAGACTTTGCAAATCTTGATTCTGGCCCATTCGTTAGAATCGAAGATAGAAATGGTACCGCAGTAACAGGTATGGGGGCATTAACCACCTGTCTTAAAACTAAAGGGATATACGAAGTTACAGTACCTAATGGGTTTGCCAACTATCCAACACCATGTATTTTTTATGATGTATGGTCTGGTCTTACAATTAACGGTCAATCCGTTCCAAATGTGACAAATCAATTCACATTACAACCATATACATCAGGTATTCAAATCGGGTCTGTTTCTAAAGACCCTGAAATATACGGATTTGATTTCTATGGTATTCTACAAAATGAAAAAATTCTTAGTACAGATATTCGTAAAGTTGGTGTTACAATAAAGAAGGCCTACACAGGTCAACAACTTCTATTAGACGTTTCAGGATTCTACAGAGTTTATGTAATGGAGGGAACCACAGAAGTCCAAGTACAAGATTGGACTCCGTTGAATCGTACTCCAAATGAATACTATTTCATATTTGATATGAGAGACAAGATACCGAATCAATATTTTGTTGATATTCAAGTGAATACTTCGGGAGAAAAAGATACTTATAAAAGACAATTAACATTTTCAATCGTAAATACAAAATGAGTAAAGTAGTTAAGCTAACAGAAACCGATTTGACCCATTTGGTCAACAGAGTATTAAAAGAACAAGATGAAGAACAGGCAAATTACATGTTTTTTAGCAATTTGAAACAGATTGCTAGACAATGTAAAATGTTACTCGAAATGGACCCTGAAATGATTGACCAAATTTTACTTGATGGTCATGATTGGGCTGATGACCACGTCACAGAAGCTAAAGTAAACATGGACCAAGTTTTTGATTTCATTATGAATGAAAAAAGAAAAATGGATCAATACGTAGACTATGAAGAAATGAATGAGGGTAGAAAGAAAACAGGTACTAAACTTTGTGCGAGAGGTAAATCGGCAGCAAAGTCAAAATTTAAGGTCTATCCTTCAGCATATGCCAACGGTTACGCGGTTCAAGTGTGTAAAGGAAAAATGCCAGGTTTAGATGGGAAGAAACATTGCTCGGGGGCATATTGTTAAAAAATAAATAGGGAATCTTAAGGTTCCCTTTTTTTTACTTAACAATTTTCATATCTTTGAATAGTTATTATATCTCACAAAAAGACATGAAAAGATTTTTCAGAAAATTATGGTTAAGATTTTTTATAAGAATGAATCGAACAATTCAACCGAAAGTCAATTTTGATGATAATGAGAAAACCGGATCATCAATTTGTCGAAAATTAATAAATCATGAGAATTCTAAATTTTTGATTGCACCTCTATCTCAAAAAAGATATATAAAGAATGAAACTTTAGAAATGTTTGTGATAATTCAAGAAGATAGAATAAACATCACCAATCACATTTACAATTATGATATTACAATTTCATTACAAATGGGAGAAAAACTTGGAAGGTTGTTCGATAATAAAGTGGAAGAGGCAAGAATGAAATTCGAAAAGGAAATACATAGCCAAGTACAACACTCACTGAAAAAAATCTTAGAAAAACTTATTTAATACTTTCTTTCAAAATTTTAGTAATTAAATCCCTTAATGTTTCATTTTGGGATTTTTTTGGTTTATAACTTGTCATAGTTGGAGAATTTCCTGTACCTGCCTTTGGGTTCGCCTTTTCGGCTTTTCTTTTTTGTGAACATGCTGCTTTTTTCTGAGCATCTGTCATTTTGGAAGCAACACCCGCAGCTCTACATTTTGGATATCCTTTACTATCCGCTTCAGGTCTGCCACATGGAGGATGTCCTCCTCCTTCCTTTTTTCTACAAATGTTAACCCACGGACCTTTAGGTTGCTTGGACCCTTTTGGTTTTTTCTTTGTACCGAACCATACTGCTAAGTCTTCTTTTACCAACTTTTCTTTCAACGGTTCTCCACTCATAGTTGGATTTATTGCCGACCCATCCTCATCATTTTGACCTTTATAAGTTTTTTTCTTTTGCATGTTAATTTTACTCATTAATTTGGTCCTTTTTTCAATTTTTTCCCTTTCTTCGGGTGATTCAGTAAAATCTCCATCCGCCTCTTGATAGGCAAGTTGTGCATTAGTATATTTGTATACTGGATCTGTGAAAGGACCAACTTGGTTATCTTTCCAAATTTGTGGTCCGAGTACAACTGGTCCTGAATAAGCACCGGTCAAACCTGCACCACTTACCTCTTTTATTATTTTTCTTATAATATCTTTCACATTAATAAATATACAATTAACTCGAAATTATGGAACAAAAACAACCTTTGGGTCTACTATTTGGAAGTGTTGGGTACTACAGCCCTAACGATATAAACTCTATCTGCGACGACATGAATTTAGAACAAGCCTATTTCATGATTATCAAGGCATTAGAATATTCTCACAATTCTAGTTTGTTTACACTACAGGAGTCAGAAATAGTTTCTAAATCACTTCGAATAATGAATATTCATTTTACTGAAGAAAAATAATGAAAAAAATAATTTTCATTTTGTTTTTATTTTTATTGACGGGTTTCAAAAACCCAAATAATAATGATGGACCCATCATTATTCATTTCGAACAAATCCTGAATGAATATAGGATTTCAAATGGATTAAATCCGGTCAAAATTGACCCCTCCATGAAAGAATTTACTGATTTACGCAGTAAAAATTTATTAACGTATTTTAGTCACAATGGTTTCACTGAAAACATACATTCGTATATTTCTGGTTTTACATATGGAGGGGAAAATATTGCGAAAATATTTATTCCAGAAAAAAATGATTCGAAAAATTGGTTCTCAAACATGAAAGAAATCCAAGAAATTTTTAACAAGATGTTCTCAGGGACCACAACAAATTACGACATTGCAAAATATTGTTTTTTGGTGTGGAAACGTTCTGAATCACACAATGAACAACTTCTCGATGAAAAAGTAAAAAGATTTTACCTTTCTTATCAAAAAACTGAAAATCATTATTATTTCTGTTTTATTGCGTTGAACTAATATAGTTAATAAACTTTCTTTACCTCTTTTGCATACCATTCCATCGGGTAATTACTCCACACTTCTTTTTGTTTTTCAATCGATGTATTTTGTATTTGTTCACCACTACTCTGTAGTTGTTCCAAATCAATCAAATTCCAATCTACATTTTCAGGTTTGTTTGCAATAAATTTCCAATCTTGGGGGAACCCTTTTTTGATATACCAATAAATAAATAACCATGCAGATTGAAATTCTTTGCTGTCACTTGCAAATGGAATCTCGAGGGTATATGAGTCAGAAACATATGCTTTCCATTCACTCCATTTTGGATTTACCATTACACCATTTCGGAACTTCGCTACATAATTCAAAACTATTACGGGAACCTCTTGTCCACCATTAGGAATTATATTCATCGTAAAAGGTTGAAGATTTAATTTTTCTATAGGAGTTTGAACTTGAAAGTATCTATTCATAGTTAATAATGCCCCAGGTAAAGACTCGGCTTCAGACTGACTCATCCCAAGGACAGCGGCTGGTGCATAACTATAGTTATAAAATAATGCCGCATTATATTGAGATTTTGCCGAACCCTTTGTTCTCGCGGTTACTACTTTTGAAAACTCAGGGGTAAAAACAGTTTTTCTTTTTATAATGTTTTCTCCTGTCGCGTCTATTTCAATTTCAACAAACTGGTGTTTAGTATATTTTGGATCTTTGGCGAGTGCCGAAATTTGTGATGAAGTTAATCCTGGACTAGGGTTCCAAGGTGTGGTTGTGTCGATTTGTGGTTCGGTATCAACAAATTCTGGTATCGTAGTTATTATACCTTTCGAAATAAGACCATTCAACCAATTCGTCATAAAAGTTCGGATGGTTTCATACCTCATTTTACTCAAATCACCAGGATTTAATTTTTTCTTTGGTTCAACCTCTCTATTGTAATTTGGGACTTGTGACTCACTCGATTTCAGTTTGATAATAATTTTTTTATCATCATATTTTTTTAGAAATTCTTCGATTTCCGATAAATCGATGAGATTTGCAAGATTTACTGATGATGCACTGTGTAATCCAGATGGAAATTCTACTCTGTCCGTCAAACTTTTTGAACCTGTTTCAATCTCTCCAGTATTTTGTTCTGACATCAAGTAAAGATTCTTTGTTGCCGATTCATGAAGAGATAAAATTCTATTTCTTTCGTCGTTTGATATTTCCCAAGTTTGCTTAATCATAGTACACAATTTATTATAAATATCCGGATAAAAAAAAAGGGACAATTTCTTGTCCCTTTTTACCATATCGAAATTTCGATTATCTCAATTCTCTCAAGTCGAATGTTCTAACTCCATCAACTGTGATTCTACCGTAGAATCTGTTATTAACCATTTTCTTAGCGTATCTAGTCATGATACCTTTGATTGGTGTAAAGTTGAATGGATTGTACATTGTAGGAGTTAATTGTAGAGGTACATACGGTGCGTAGATGTAACCAGTGTCCAATAGAGAAGTTCCTTTGTGCCCCATCAATACTTGGTTTGGTGGGAAGTAAGGGTCTCTATACACTTGATAACGACCTGCTAATGTACCAACTCTTTCAATACCCATGTTGTACTGATCCTGCTCAGGAGCTGCGTTTGATACGTGGAAGTATTCCAAGTCATCAAAGATAGCACTGATTTCAGAAGAAACAACGATCCAGTTAGCTCCACCTCTTAATGTAGATTTGTGGATTTGTGCTGAAATTTGGTTGATTGCTGTGATAAGAGTTTGGTTCCAGTCTTTCTGAGTATAAGGAACTGCGTTAGATCCTAATCTCTTCCATCCATTGTAATCCCATCTTAAGTTCCAAGCCGCTCCTTTTCTAAGGTCTCTCAAGATTTCTCTATCGATTTCAGCAGCAACTTGCTCAGACAACAATGCAGTTAATTCAGCTTCAGCGTCGATGTTGTGGAATGCCGCAACGTCCTGCGCCATTTCTGGAGACCACTGTGCTCTTAATTTTCTTTCAGTTACAGAAACTGTTACTGACATAAGGTCGAATGAAACTTCACCAATCTTATCTTCGAATTCCAAGTTCTTATAGATTCTATAAGTTGCTGTGAATGCGTTGTCAGCCGCTGCACTAGATTCGAAAGTAGAACCTGTGTAACCATCTAATGAACCACCACAAGTGATACATACTGGTACTTGAAGGTCAACTTCCAAATAGATTTTACCTTCAGCGTCACATAGGTTGTCATACTGACCACCATCTGTCTTACTGTTAGGGAATACCAACGTAGCGTTGTTGTTACCATACTGAACGATACCTTTACCATATCTCTGAGTTACAACTCTGAACAAGTAAGGGTTAGAAGTGTTTGCAGAAGTGTAAGCGTTTCCAGCAACACCATATACAGTCAAATCAGATAAGAATGCTTCATTATCCATTGGTTGACCATCAGGACCGATTAACTTACCTGCTCCATCAGAAGCGAAACCTGACATAACTACCAATACTTTTCTGTAGTTATCCAAAGTGTAAGCTGAAGGTACCAAGTTGTCTGCTAACCATGCTACAGTTCCAACTTCAGCGGTGATTGCTGAATATTGTCCTTTAGAATAGTCGAACAATCCAGGAGGATCCAAAGCTGGTTCGTTACCTTCATAGAATCTGTCGTAAAGATCCTTAGTATTATTGTAGTCATAACCACTGTTCGGAGTTTGACCAGCCGCAGCGTTTGGAGAACCATAAGGTGCGTAGTGCTCAGAAGTACCTGGTTGGTAAGACTGAATGTTAGGTACGAAGTAGAACAATTTACCGATAGGTAAGTTCATAGCTTGTACTGAAACGATATCGTTTGCTAATAATTTAGAGAATACTCTTCTAACGATAGGGAAAACAACTGTTTCAAATGCACCTGTATCAGATGTAGATGATGCTTCGTTAATTAAGTGAGAAGCTTGGTTTTCATAAAGTTGAGCTACGTTTTCTCTCATGTGACCCTTAAGACCCTCAAGGAATCCTAATTTGTCCCATTTGTTGATTGTGTCTTCTTTGATAACTTTAAGGTGCTTAAGACCGATGTTACCTACAAGACCTGATTCTAATAATGCTCCCATTTTTAGTATTTTGTTTTGTTTTGTTTATTTGTTTATTTAATTACCCAATTTTACTCATCAAATCTTTCATTCTTAAGAACTGAGGATTCTCATAAGTTTTTGACTCAATTAGGGTAGTTGATGACCCAGTAGAAACACTCTTGTTTAATTTAGTTTCTACCGACTCATTGATTGGTGTACTTTCAGTTTTAGACAATTCATCCTTAATTGACTTATAAAGGTTTTTAGATTCTTTCAAAGTATCTACATTATCGAATCTTCTAAGAATGTTAATTTTTTCTTTTTTAGTAGTCGAATGTTCAGTGAATAATCTTGTAGCATATGCCAAGTTTGAATTGAAGATAGCAACTTCATTAAGTTTCTCTCTAAAAACATTTAACGCTTTTCTGTATTCTTCATTTTTCTCTCTCAACGTTGCAACTTCTGATTCTGCGGATTCAACTTTTACTCCGTTATTACCATAAACATAATTTCTGTTATTAGTAATACCTTTTCTAAGTCCTCTTCCTTCTTTTGAACCCATTCCATAAGTTCTAGCAGCTTCTTTTGTTTCTCTTTTTTCGAAACCTGCGTCATCTCTACGAGCCTTAGTAGTTTTAAGATCTTTTGAAGCAATTTTACCATGCTTCATTGCCAATCTTTCATCCTCTTTGTCCTTGTATCCTTGACCTTCTTTTGTTTCTCTTTTTTCGAAACCTGCATCATCCCTACGAGCCTTAGTAGTTTTAAGATCCTTTGAAGCGATTTTACCATGCTTCATCGCTAATCTTTCATCTTCTCTATCGTCGTATCCTTGACCTTCTTTTGTTTCTGCCTTAACAACTTTGGATTTTTGTTCCATATTTTCACCTTTCTTGTATTCGAATTTCGGTTTACCAGTACCTACTGATTTTGGTCCTTCTTTCTTATTTTCATCGAATCCACCTTTAGCTTTATCTTTGTAAGTGAATTTAGGTCCAGACCCAATTCCAACACCTTTAGGTTTTACTGTCGATTTTGACTCTCTAACAGCTCTTCTATGGTTGTAAGATTCGTCCAAATCTTCTTCTTCCATCATGTCGTCATCTTCTTCTTCCATCATGTCGTCATCTTCTTCTTCCATCATGTCTTCGTCTTCTTCCATCATCTCGTCATCTCCTTCGTACATTTCTTCTTCTTCGAATTCAATTTCGTACATAACTTCTTCTTCTTGGTCCATGTCAAAATCTTCAACATCTCCGTCTTTTGAGAAAATAGCATTGATTACATCTTCTGTATCAACATCCATTTCATCGATTTCATCTACATGCATAGTTTCATCTAATTCTTCCTCTTCCTCGGACTCACCAAGCTTAACTAAATATTCTGAGTCAGTGTCAGTATCGCTTAAGTGAATATCTTCACCGTCTTTTTTAACGATGATACCATCTTCTTCACCCATAGCCTTGAACACCTTAAGAATTTCTTCGTCTGAAGCGTCAGTCAAATCTATTGGACTCTCTTCTGAATCCATATCCATGTCCATATCAAATTCCATGTCCATTTCCATATCATCATCATTATCAACAGGCATATCGGTATCGATATCTGTATCTAATTCAATCTCATCTTCCATATCTTGCTCTGACAGAGATTCTTTTACTAATTGGTTGATTTCTTCCTTCATAGTTGAAGCAAGTATTCCTTTTGCATTCTGGGCGATTGCTTCTTCAACATTTCTCATTTGAATTAACGCCTCTTGTACTAAGTTTTTATTTTCTTGCATAGAAAAAAATTGTTTAATTTAACATATAAATAGTGCCAAAACTAAAAAAATTCATTTAACGATATCTCTAAAATAAAAAAAGTGGTCATTTGACCACTTCATTTGTTTCAGTTTGATTATTGATTACTCAATTACTTCGTCGATTTTACTTTCAGATACTGCAGTGATTCTCCAATCATGAGTGAATCCTTCGTATTTTTTAGTCACTTTAGCTTCCACATCTGTGACAGAGTAACCTTTAACAAGTTTCTCTTCTCTAACTTTTTTAATCTTACCCGTGTTTTCATCAGGGAAATCATACTGAATTTTTGCTACAAAATATTTTTCGTCCATAATTTTATTTTCCTAAAAAATCGTCTAATTTTCTCATTAAGTCAACTGACTTTCCAACGTAGTCGTTATTTTGTTTAGATTTTATTTCTTCCTCTAAATTTTCTTCATACTTACTTCTTTCGTCAGGGTTAGAAAATAAATAAGCTCCGGGTGTTGAAGGAGATGACACCAAATCAAAACATATTAATTCAAAATCATCTTGTACTTCATTTCTTTCCCCAACTTTTTTTAATGAACCAACTCCACGAGAAGAGATACCTAATGTTACTCCTTGTCTCATTAAGTTCGCCGCTTGGTCTCCTTTGGTTGAAACGATTCCTCTTTCGTGAAACCCTGGAGATGTCAATAATTTGAGTTTTCCCATTAGTATATTTTTATCCCACCATATGTCTGTGATGATGTGGGATACTCTATCTAAGTCTATTAACGATGACTCAGGGTGGTTTAATTCTGATGTGGATAACCCTTTAGAAATTGCTTGCTTATATCTTTCAGATTCCCTTTTCAAAATCCTTTCAGGATACGTTCTACCATTTCTATTTGGTGTGTCGTATTTTTGAAGAACCGCATAAAATTCAAATGGATTTCTATAATCTAAATTGGCGGCTTCTTTCAGAACATCAATATTATGAGTGTCTTTGGGAGAAACCCAACCTGCATCCATTTCAATCAATATACCATGACCAAGCTCGCTCGCTTCTAAAATTCTTAAATTTTTCATCTAATCTTTTAAGATAAATATACGGATTTGGATTGTTTGTTATTTTTAGTCTTTTTTAGAAATAGAAAAATCGAAGTATTTGTTTTGAATCACGTTATTTTTATAGATGGATTTTACTATAGTTTTTATGGATTCTTTGAGTTCATCACACTTGAAATCCATATCACGTTGAGTATATAGATTGATTTCTAAATTAAAAAATGACTTTTTACCTTTTGATATCCCACTTGTTCGAAGGTCCAAATCTACAATATTTTTTTCTTGGAAAATTTTACAATCTATCGATTCATAAACGGAATTTTTTATTTCTCGTCCCAAACCTGATACAACTCGGTTCCAATTATTTAACTCTTCTTTTGGTGTAACCCATGATTGAATGTTTATGTAAACTGATTTTAAGTTTTTAGAATCTACTGTCCCATACTGTGATTTTATGGGATTGAACAGGTTAAGTTTAACACTTTTTCCTTTTTTCATTAATAATGATATTATGTACGTTTATTAATGAAATTATATACATAATATGTATGATTGTCAAAATTTTTTTATATTTGTGGATATTTCTAATATATGATAATAATAAAAATAAATCAGGGTAATCCCCTTGAGAAGGCACTCAAGACCCTAAAGTCAAAAGTAATTAAAACAAAACAAAATCAAATTTTATTTGATAGGAAACAATATACAAAAAAATCTGTACTTAGAAGAGCACAGATTTTGAAGGCAAAACATATTCAAAGTCTTAAAGACAAATCAAATTGATTCTTCCAAATTTTTTAATTTCAAAAAGTTTAATTGGTCGAATTTTTCAGATTTAATTTTGTCAATCGTTTCTGAAATTTTTGTTTTCATATCCTGTGAGTCTTCATTGTTTTGAAGATTAGTTAGTTTGGATATTGTACTTTCTCTTAATGTCTCAAATTTTGTCTCCAAAGTTTTGGTATCTTCAGAAACTATTTGGAAAAATTCTTTTTTAGAATTTTCATCCAAACCAAGAATATAGTTATTAATGGTTTGATTTGCGACCGCAACCATAGAACTAATTGGAATATTTATATTTTCCTTGATTGATTCTTTTTTTGATGTAATAACCTTTAGAATATTTTTCTTCGCATTAACCCTTTCAAGTAAATCCACCCCTTGTGTGTAAACTAAAGTGTCAATATCGGAATAATTATTTTCAGTTTTTTCGGAAAGTGTGATTGGAAGTTTAATACTTGGTAAAACTTTGTTTAATAGACTAATCCCTTCTTCAATAAAATATTTTGCGTCCTGTTCACTTAACCCTTGTGGTGAACTCAGTTGATCATATATCGCGTATGCTTTAGACATAGCTTTATTACTCAAAACGTTGTGTTTGAATTCTCGCAAAGTCTTCTTGAATTCCATTTCATTTTTGTAGGATTCCAAGAGATTTTTTTCAATTAGGGATTTTACTGTTCCGAAGGTCATTGTGTCTTTTTCAAATAAATATTATGAATTTAATAACTTATCTAAGTGTTTTGAAATTTCTCCTAAAGAATCTTGTGCTTGTCCCAAATTTATTACCTGAGATCCTTCAATTAAATTATTTTCCACTAATATGTTAAGGTCTTTTTTCTTTGATTCTGGTGTTACTTCAGTTGGTGGGGATTCTTCTGTTCCGCCTGCCGGTGGTAATTCTGGCTCTCCTCCAGGAATTTCTCCTCCACCACCGAATGATGGTGGTGGGCCCAATTCTTCTCCACCATCCGTAGTTGTCGCGGCTCCAGCCGTCGGAGTCGATCCTGTTTGACTACCATACAATTTGTCGATATTATCGAACAAACCTGTTTTGGTTATCACAGTTGGAGTTGCTTTAAGTTCTTCACCAACAGCTCTTTCAATTCTTTGTTGTTGTAAGTCTAAACGAACTTCGTCATCAGACCATCCAAATATGTGTTTCTTAGCCCATGTAGATGAGGTCGCCTGAATTCCATTTCCTGGATCTGAAACTAAATCTTTATACAATAATACTTTTTCTTTCCAAACGTCAATCTTTAACAAATCTGCTTGAGTTGATGGGTTTGTTAATCCGAGTGTAAAATTGGATAATTCATCTTCAAATCCTAATAAAAATAAATGTACGATAGCAATCTTATTCAGTTCCGCCAACATACTTTTTTGAATTCTATTTATTGTACGAGCAAATCTAATATCTTGTAACGCCAAGTTTTTACCATCACCTACCACTTCTTCAAAACCCAAGAATGCCTTTGGTACTCGTAATGCAGTTAATAACTTTTTTTGAATATATTCAATATCGGCAATTTCAGACAAGTTAGTTGCTCCAGGTAGTGTGGTAATTGGATCTGGAGCTGCGGGGTCACGAACAGGAATAAAATAATCTTGGTCAACAGCCATTTGGTTGAATCTCATATCAACATTACCTGTCTTACTATCCACTACTTGTTCTCTTTTGAACTTGTTTGCAACTCGTTGTACATATGCTTCAACATCGTCATCATTCATGTTTCCAACAAACACTTTGAACATTCTTCTTTCGGGAGCTCTTGACGTACGGTAAATCAACATCGCATCTTCGGAAAGTAAAAGTTGTTTCCAAATACGTCTAGCTTTTTCCAACATAGATGTTCCGTATGGTAGTTTTCTGTCATCACCTAATAATCTGAAGTGAGCAATTTCCCATGACTGAAATTCCATATTTTTATTCTTCCAAGTGAAGTGTAATGCTTTTCTGTCTTTATCAACTTCATTTTTAACATCAACAGATATTTTACCACTAGCACCAACTTCATGTCGTTCAATTTCTATGGTCGGTAATTGTTGGCATCCAACAATTCCTTTCTCAGGGTCTAATTTAAGATACACAAAATTGTCACCATATTTACAGGTGTTCCGTGTCCACATTGGAAGGTTGGTATTAACATCTAAAGCATTGTTGAACAAATCCGCTAATACCCCTTTTATTCTTTTTGATTCAGAATAAATTTGTAGAATAAATCCATCTTCATTTGTTGTTGTGGATTCTTCGGCATAAATGTCTAACGCGGCTGAAATCTCAGGAGTATATTCCATCGACTCATAATCGTATTGTGCGGACAACCTTGTTGGTTCATAGTAAATTGCCTGTGAATAAAGGTTGTTTTCTACCTTTGACCATTGATTGGTAAGGTAATATGTTTGTTGTGCTTGGAGTTTTTCTTTTTCGTATTCTTCTCTACTTTTGGTTCGCAGAAGTTCCTTTTTATCAAACTTGAATGTCGGATAGTCTTGATTGAGAAGTGAATTAGGTCCAAATGTTTGTGACAATCGTTGCCAAACTGTCATATTTTGTTCTGCCATACGTAATTTTACTATTTACCCTGATAATATAAATAGTTATTTAGCACCAAATAACCAACCATATTTTTGATAATCCGCTTTGCTGGCCCCATTATTATTTAGGTTTGGGTCTCTGCCCATTTGAGGCACCATTGGATTAAAAAATTCTGAAGTATTTTTATTCTCATTTACAACTGATGCCCATGAATTCAACATTGCCTTAGTATGGTTAACAACTTTTGTTAATGATTGAAATGATTTTTCCGCAATATAAATTGCCATTGATAATCCCATAATACAGTCATCATGTTGGCCCTTTTGGTGGTCTGGTCTTCCATTTATGTAGACGAAAGTATTCATCTCGTTATATGTTCTATGAGAATATATTTTGAATCCATGTCTAACACCTTCTTCAAATGCCGCAATAATCTGAACTCGTTTTGTATTAAAGTTAATTCCAGGAATTTTGTCATTAATTTTCGGATCCCATTTCCACTTATTAGATGTATCAACCCCGTCAACATAAAGTCCCGCTTGGTATTGTAATTCTTGCATTTTTCTTGCAGTTGAAACTCCCATACCACCAGTGATATCAATTACACAAAATGCGTTATACATCGTTCCCCACTTGTAAGCAATTTCCGCCAACACATCGGGTGGAACCTTTCCAACATATTCTAAAACTTGTTCTCTTTCATCAAAATCTATAATTTGTATTGATGAAAAATCTTCAGAGTCCCCACGAGAAACGTCAACACCCATTACATACTTGTGACCATTTACAGGTTCCTTGAAAATCCATAAAGCATTCCCCATAAGTTTTGCTTGTGGGTCTCTTAATTGATTTTTTGCAATATTTTGCATTAATTCAGAATCGAATACGTTATCACCCGATCCTAAGAAATTACATTCCAATTCTTGAGCAACTTTACGTCTATCGTATTTAAGTTTTTTTACCATTCCCTCAAACCATGATGAACAAGGTTTGTAACCCTTTTCAATATAATCCGTGACTATACCGTGGTCTCTTTCGTAGGGGCTATCTGTGCTTAAATCAATAATTGTATCTATTGGATAATCTTCTCTGTTAAGTAAGTAATGAACCAAATCATTTGTTTTAACCATATACAAATCTCTTGTATATCTCGGGTCTCTATACCAAAACATTTCAGAGATTTTGAAATCATTCATCCCTCTCAATGATTGGTCATAAATTTCATAATAGATCGGGTCATATCCATTTGGGGTTGAAACCACAATAACTTTACCTCCTGTAGAGAGGGAAGCCATACAAGCTGACCAAAAATCTCCGTCGGCCTCGATGAAGGCAGCTTCGTCAAAAATAAGAATGGTAGGGGTATATCCTCTCAAGGCATCTTTTGAGGTTGCAACAGATTTTACTTCACATCCGTTGTTGAGCTTGAAATGTCTTTGAGAATTTTTTTCAGCAGAGAATGCTATTCCGACCCAAGCGGGCCATTGTTCAATAAACCCTCTAATCTTGTTTGCCATTTCAACAGAGGTATCCAACTTGTTGGCAATGATTAGAATTTTCTCAGGTTTTTCTTTTCTCGCAAAGGCTAATTTTTTTGAAGACCAAGCGGCGGTTACGGTTGATACACCTGCCTGTCGGTACTTAAGCGCAATATTTTCGTTGTATTTTTCGTAATCTTCAAGTAGAGAAACTTGGTCAGGAAAAAGTTCTAATGGGACATATTTTGATACCGTATTATCGTATGTCTGTAAATAAGTACGAAGTGCATAAGGGGTATTTCTCATGCACTTCGTATATTCTATTATTAATTGTTCTTTGTTCACACAGTTAAATCATATTCTGATTTATGGTCTTGGAATTCCCAAATCTCTATAAAGTTGGTCATAATCATCATCGTCATCACCTTCAGAACCTTCTTCTCCTTTGAAATCATCATACTCACTCTTTGACTGTTGAGCTTGTTTCATGATTTCTTTGAATTTTGCAGTTGCCTTTCTTACTTTCGATTCATCTTCCGAAATTGCATTACCAATGATATCTAAAAATTCTTTAGCTTCTGTCTTGTAAAGAATTGAATAAAACCAAGGTACCAATCCTTTGTTTTCATCATCGAACATCTCGTCAGGTAACGCAAACCTTATTTTTTCTACAATTTCAGGCCCAATTCTAAGTTGCATCGGTTCGTTTGATAAAACGTCCGTCACACCTCTAACTTGTTGAGACATTTCAGGGTCTTCAGGTAATCCGTGTCTTGCGATAGATTCCTCTAACCCTTTGATTATTTCGTGACACAAAATTGGGAATATTAAACCTTCCGCAACAATTTTTGTATCAGGTTCATCTTCACCTTCTCCACCCTCTTCTTCGTCTTCATCTTTATTTTCTAACTTAACTTTTCCAGCAACACCTCTACCTGTTTGAGACATCATTTCAATCATTTGTTCCATAGAAAAATACATGAAATCATTGATTGACATAATTTTCAAATAAGCAGGGTATAATTGTGGGTCAATTTCATCCAACCTTTCTTTAATTTCAGGTTTTTGAAAAATATAATGTCCCTTTTTTGCCGCCCCTTGAACAAGAGCGTTAATCATGTTTCTTTTATGAATTTCCAATTCCATTACTTCTTCATCGGTCAAATCTTCAACATCAAACGATGGGATTTCAGGGGATTCTTCATCTTCCTTTTTCTTTGGTTTAGTAGCCTGCATTCTGAAATCCGAAATATTAATAGGTGATCTATTCAATAATGCCTCAATCGTAAACCAATCAGCAGGAACTTGTGTTTCTTCTAAACATGCGTCGATTGCGAGTTGTTCTAATTCTTCTCTATGCCGGCCTTCGATTCTTGTTATTCCTGGAACTATACTCATCATTTCTTGAAAAAGCATTCCTTGAACCTGTTGAGAACTAATATCTTGCACACCAGTCACTTGCTTCAACTTATCTGCAACTTTTCCGAATCTCGAACTTACCAATCTTTGAACATCCGCTGCCCCCTTTTTCATTGCAGGATTAGTTGCATACAAACTTTCAGGACTTCCCAATTTTCTTTCTAATCTTGGGTCCATTCTTTCGGGTCTATCCCCGTAATTTATTTGTTCTTTAATCTTCGCCATTTTATTTATTCAATAAATTTAAGATAACATCAATCACTTCTTGTTTTGCGTCTTCGGGAGAAATTCTTCCCGCTTTTGGGTCAATTTGTTCTCCCGGTCTTGGATTTTTTCCTGGATGTGCAGGTCTTGTCCGAGGTTTGGTATCAGGTTTAGTAATTGGTTTAGTCGGTGCAGTTGTTGGTTCTGCGGCTTTAGGGTCTATTTGTTCTCCTGGTCTTGGATTTTTTCCTGGATGTGCAGGTCTTGTCCGAGGTTTGGTATCTGGTTTAGTTGTAGGTTTTACAGGCGCCGTCAGAGGCGAATTTGCTTCTGAAAGATATTTCAATAAGTCACCTTTGGTAATTCTCGGAGGTAAGTTTCTTTCCACGATTTTTGTAATTTCTGATTCTATAAACAAAGATACAGGATTTTTTCCTTCTTCCAACTGTTTTTTTACAGATTTTACACATCTTTCAAACTTTCTTGTTTTCTTCGGTCCAAGTTGTGCGTGGCAAATTGCCCAAGGATTTTTTTCTTGTTCCTCACTCATTCCCATCATTTTTCTATTATCGTCCGAATCATCGTCCATTCCATCAGGAGCCATATCGTTTGCGTCGTGTGGAGCGTCTTGTCCTGTCAAACTTTGTAAAGCATCAGCCCCCAAAGCGTTTTTATCATCCACGTCATCAGTCTCGGTTTCTTTCATTTCACCGTCCTTTTCATAAACCTCAAAAGGTTTTTTCTGACTTTTTAGAGTATTGATAGTCCCCGCATCATCTTTAGACACCATTGTGACTTCATTAACAAGTTTGGAGTGTAAGATACTGATTTGAGATTCTGTTAGTTTACCAACAGTTTTCGCAGATAATCCTTTTTCAATTAATTCGAGGGCTTTTTTATTAATTTTCATAAACTACTTTTTTTTCGAATTCTAATATCAAATCTCTTTCGTAGAGTTTGTCTTTTATTTGTTGTTCGGTCATTCCAAATCTGAAAACCATTCTTTTATGATTTTCATGTTCTTCGATTTCCCAGGCTAATGCAACCACATCGTCGATTGCATCTTCCATACAAAAAAAATCGGAGTTCTGAATCAATTCCAATTTTACATCAGTATTTCTCAGAACTCCTACCTTTTTAATATGATGTAATTCTGGAGGCCCAGGATAACCATTAGATGGTCTACTTTCCCAAGAATCTCCCCAAACATCAAGACTATCAGAGAAAATGAATTCGTAAAGATTGTCTCCCTTATAATTGGGACCTAAACCATTTACGTATATCAAATAACTCATACTAATAATCCTTCAGGTGATATTTTTACTTGTTTTCCTTTATTTTCAAATACTAAGTTTTTCTTATTTGTTACTCCAACAATTTTTGCTGAAGAATTTTCTTCTAAGAATTTTTTAGCAGATAATTCTTGTTCAATAGTTTCACTTAATTTTACAACTTCTTTCATTTGTTTTCTAACTTCAGAAGTTGATGTACTTTTTTCCTTACTTTCAAGAATTTCTTTTTTCGTAATTTCAAAATATTTAGAAATTACTTTTTCAATTTTGGATTCTCCAAAAATACTATCGATGATGGCACCATTTCCATATCCGCCTTCTTCCATTTCATATCCCTCAACAGGAACGTCCATATCAGCTTGAATGTCTTCAACTTCACTATCATCAGTCATATCTAATCCATCCATGTCATCACCACCCAAATCTTCAGATTCTTCATCAAATTTAGACAGTATATCTTCTCTATCCTCTTCAGATAATGACTTAAGGTCTAATGAAGATAATACCATGTTAATAACATACTTTATATCCTCAGAAGTCATTGGTTCACGACTATCTAAAGTTCTAATTTTTTGAGTCAGTTTTCCAGTTAACTTTTGAATTGTTTTGAAAGATACCTGTTCTTCTTCTCCAGGAGTTTCAACATCCATAGATATGTCAGTATCGACTTCTCCTTCAGGACCCATGTCTTCCATACCCATATCGATATTCAACTCATCTTCTCCCGCTGGCATTTCATCACTTGGAGATGCTGGCAAAGATGGTGCAGGAACTGCTGGTGGTGTTGCAGGTACATCAGATGCTGGCATTGGTTCTGCTGCTGGTTTAGGAGTTTTTAACGTGAATCTTTTTTGTTCTCCGTATAAAGAAACTTCCTCTTCGTTTTCATTGATTCTGTTCAACTCTCCAGCGACTAAATTTAATCTTTTGAATGCCTGAGAATATGAAGAATAGTATTTTCTATTTTTCATTGGCTCAATATAATCAGTCTCAGATTCTGAAATGGTTTTCTTGATGATATAACCCTGTCTTTCTTTAACTATCTCATATTGGTTACCATCCGCTAAAGAAATAGAGTATTCACTTCTCGCGGTCTCATTAATATTAGATGGAATTACTTCGTTAAAACGAGCAATTTCCATAATTCTTTTTATTTTATCTTGTCCAGTTAATTTTTCACTGCCAAGTGGTTTCAAATCTCCCATATTACGATTTATTTATATTTTTTGTTTTTTTAATTATTTAATCCTTGAAATCCTCCTAAAGATATTGCATTTAATTGAACTATTGTTACATTCCCATTTTCATCTGTCATTTCTTGGTATGGAACAGTTGAACCAGCTGGAGCGGTTCCTCCACTAAATGACCCTAACATATCAATAGTATATTGGTATTGTTGATTAACCTCAATAGTATAATCAGGTGTCACACTCGGAGTAGGTGTTGCGGTTGGAGTTGATGCCGGAGTCCCCGTTGGTGTCGGAGTTGACCCTGCAGTGCCTGTTGGTGATGCGGTAATACTCGGTGTTGGTGAATTAGTTGCAGTATTTGTTGGAGTTGACGTTTGAGTTGTAGTCACACTTGGTGTTGGAGTGGTGGTTGAAGTTGTTGTATTAGTAGGTGTTTGAGTTTGTGTCGCAGTATTAGTAGGTGTTTGAGTTGTGGTTGGTGTTGGTGTTACTTCCGCAGTTCCTGTTTGAGTTGGTGTCGGTGTTTGTGTAGATGTTGTAGTCGGAGTTGGAGTATTAGAGGCGGTAGGCGTTGGAGTAATGTCTCCAAGACACTCAACACAAGTATTCCATGGTCCGTTGAAAATAGTAACAGTTGCTGCTAATGGAGTTTCAATTCCGTTAACAACAGTATAACATTGATGACTACCATCCGGTAATGATAAGTCATATATTTTATCATTTATTAAACTACCTATAAACTTGGCATAAAACGCATCTCCTCCTGAACATGGTGTTATAATATAATATGTAAACGGTAGTGGAGATTTCGTTGGTGTAACCGTATTAGTCGGTGTAACTGTAGGTGTGGATGTGTTTGTTGCCGTTACAGTCGCAGTTGGGGTATTAGTTGCGGTATTCGTCGGAGTTGCAGTATTTGTTGGTGTCACAGTTGGAGTTGCGGTATTCGTTGCGGTTTGAGTATTTGTTGGTGTATGAGTATTAGTCGGAGTCGCGGTATTTGTTGGAGTTATAGTATTTGTTGGAGTTTGTGTTGGTGTTGCGGTATTAGATGCGGTAGGAGTTGGAGTAACATCTCCAAGACACTCAATACAATTATCCCATGGCCCATTAAATATTGTTGCAGTCGCGGCTAAAGGAGTGTCAAAACCAGGTCCAATAGAATAACATCCGTTAGAACCTCCTCCGATGATAAGGTCGTAGATTTTACCTACAATGAGATTTTCTTCCGACTTTATGTATAAAGTATTAGAAGAATTACAAGAAGACGCAATATAATAATTAAAAGCCATTTAATTTTTTCTTTATAAATATATGGTTATTCACATTTATTAAGGTGTAAGTATCAGTCTTCCAATTTTCTCTCAATAGAAAGTTCTTTATCGAGAGCTTTATTTGACATATCAAACAATCTTTCAATGTGACCTGATCTTCTTAAAAACTTAAAAACCAAGTTTTCATATGAAAGTTCACCCTCTTTTTCCAACCCTGATTTTCTATAATTTTTCAATTTTTCTTTAATCGAATCTATCAACTTAATATCATCTTCCGAACTTTCAGATTCAATTACTTTATCAATTTTTTCAGTCCAATTTTTGATTTTCTTTTCCAAAACTGATTTATCAATTTCATTTTCTAACTGTTTAGGTTTTGTTACCCACTCATCATTCATCACTGAATAAACACCTGTTGCGAAATGTGGCTCTTCATTATCTTGTGCATATAATTCAACATCATATCCAAATATTTTAATGTCGTGTTTGTCGTTGAATACTTGTTTCTTTAGATTATATAATTCTTTATACAATGTTGCTTCGTCTTCGAATTGTTGTAAATCTACTAAAATGTGCAAATCAAAATCAGAATATTCTGACCAATTAAAATTTGCCAACGAACCAGTCAAAACGATATCTTCAACAAAAACCTCTTCACCAAGATAATCGATGAATTTTTCAGCAATCTTCAATAAAGCGTTTTTCACCTTAGGAACCATTGTTGCTTTCTGTGGGTTCTCAGGATTCTCCCAAATTTTTGGATTGAGAGTTTCTTGTACTGAAAAACTATTAAGGATTTTTTGAAAATTATTCATCTAGATAAATACTATAATTTCTTATACTTGAATGTCTTTGATATGTCCGTAGTAAAAAATTTTCCTTGCGACTCCGACATTCTGAATTTTGTATACACTTGGTGAGGGACATCATCATACTCATATTTGAACCCGTTATTAAATTCTACTACAAGTTTTTTCGTTTCCGTGTCGTATTCTGTTTTTTTAATGTTGGAAGATTTTATTTCATTAATAATCTTCGTCCCCTGAATCTCTTCTTTCAGTATTGCCATCTTTAAGTGGGGTTAATTCGTTTATTTTTAATAGTTGCGGCATAATAAAATCCGCGATTTCGTCTCTAGTCGCATCAAAACCATAATTCTGAATAAATCTAACCACTTCGTTAAATTCATTATTAAACTTTTCTTGTAGACTCATCATCTTAAAAGTGTATGTTGGGGGATTGTCTAGTTCTGATTCACTAAATCCCATCTCCTGTAAATGTTGTCTCAATCTTAAATAAATGTCCAAGAGATCTCTTAAATGAGAAGAATGAGTTAGATATTTTTCAAAAGGTTTCATAAATATAAATATTATAAAAATTTTTTGTATATAAAGTACCGCAAAAATAAAAAACCCCCACATTTGTGTGAGGGTTTATGATTACTTCAACTTCTTGAGTTGGTCTCGGATTTCAATCGATTTTTCAAAATTTTGTTCTTCGATTGATTTTTTAAGTTCCTCTTCAAGTTTGTCGATTTCCTTTTGGTTAGATTCCAATTTCTTGATTTGGTCTCTTAGTTCAACCGCCCTTTCAAAATCTTCATTTTCGATTGCAATTTCAAGTTGTTGTTTCAAATTTTTTGAAGTTGGGTTTGTTTTAGTGTTGTCGTAGTAATACGTAGTTATTTTCATTGTCCCATCTTCTGAAACTTTAGTTTGAGTTTTCCACTCACCGTTATTTGGGGTTAATTGTGTGAACATTTCATCGAATGCTCTAAAGATGTCATTATAAGATCTTCTGTTACCAAACATAATTTTAATTTTTTGTTTTAAGTTTATTTGTTATCTTTGTATTCAAGATTGGTGCCGACCATAATAATATGACAATCTGTCAGAAAAACAAAGTTTTTTTACTTTTTTTATGACAACTTGTCTTTTTATTTGGAAAAGAATAAATTTTGATATTACTTTGTAAAAACTAAAAAACGTATGAACGACTTAATGGACGACGAAGACAAAATGATGAGTAAAAAACAGAAGTCAGGAGATACCTCGACACCTGTGCTAGACAATTTCAGTAGAGACTTGAATAAACTTGCAGAGGCGGGTAAATTGGACCCTGTCATCGGAAGAGACCGAGAGATTCTACGAATCGCTCAAATTCTTTCCCGAAGAAAGAAAAATAACCCAATTATTCTTGGTGAACCTGGTTGTGGTAAGACCGCAATCGTTGAAGGTTTGGCAATGAAAATTGTTAATGGTGATTGTCCTCGTAATCTCTTGGATAAGAGATTGGTTAACCTTGACCTAACTTCAGTTGTTGCCGGTACAAAGTATCGTGGACAATTTGAAGAAAGAATGAAGGTTATCATTGAAGAACTTCAAGCTAATCCTAACATCATCGTATTCATTGATGAGATTCATACGTTGGTTGGTTCAGGTAATTCCTCAGGTTCGATGGATGGTTCCAACATTTTCAAACCAGCATTGGCACGTGGTGAACTACAAGTAATCGGTGCAACCACTTTGGATGAATTCAGAAAGAACATCGAAAAAGATGGGGCATTGGAACGTAGATTCCAAAAAGTCATTGTTGACCCATCTACAGTGACTGAGACAATCCAAATTTTGAAAAATGTTCGGGACAAATACGAAACATATCACAAAGTGACTTATTCCGATGAAGTCATTGAAACTTGTGTTAAGTTGGCGGATAGATATATCACCGACCGTGAATTCCCTGACAAAGCATTCGACATCTTGGATGAAGTTGGAGCTAGAATGCAAACCGAACTTAAGGTTCCCGAAGCAATCGAAGAGTTGAAGCGTAAGGCTGCAGAGCTGAAACAACAGAAGTTGGATGTAGTTAAAAAACAGAATTACGAACAAGCGGCACAACTCAGAGACAAGGAAAAAAAGTTGTTGGACAAATTGGAACAAGAAAAACAAAAGTTCGAGGAACAAATGTCCAAAGACAAACAAAAGGTCGGAATGGATGATGTTTATGATGTTGTTTCAAACATGACTAAAATCCCTGTTAACAAAATGTCTACAGATGATACCAAAGCGTTGTTGAACTTAGATAAACACATTGTTGGAACTGTCATTGGTCAGGATGCTGCGGTCATCAAGGTTGCAAAATCTATCAAGAGAAACCGACTTGGTATCAAAGATCCAAATCGTCCGATTGGTTCATTCGTTTTCTTGGGTTCAACTGGTGTTGGTAAAACTCACCTTGCAAAACAACTTGCAAAAGAAATGTTTGGAAGTGAGGACGCACTAATCCGTGTGGATATGTCTGAGTACCAAGAGAAACACACCGTATCCAAATTAGTTGGAGCTCCTCCAGGCTATGTTGGATATGAAGAAGGTGGGTTGTTGACTGAGAAAGTTAAGAACAAACCTTACTCTGTTATCTTGTTCGATGAGGTTGAGAAAGCTCACAAGGACGTATTCACGGTGTTACTACAAATCTTGGACGATGGTCACGTTACAGATAGTTTGGGTAGAAAGATTAATTTCAAAAACACTTTGATTATCTTAACATCAAATCTTGGAGTTAAAAAACTACAGGACTTCGGGACTGGTATTGGATTCTCAAATAATACCTATAGTAACGAAGAAGCGAAGAAAGATATCTTGATGAAAGAAATGAAAAATTTCTTTTCTCCTGAGTTTATTAATCGTATCGATGACACCATCGTTTTCAATTCTCTATCTCAAGAGGATATCAAGAAAATCACTGACATCGAACTTAAGAAGTTGATGAATCGTCTTGACGAAATGAAGTATAAGATTACTTATGATGAATCACTTTTGAATTACCTATCAAAAATCGGATATGATGAGGTATACGGTGCAAGACCACTCAAGAGAGCGATTCAGGATAAAGTTGAAGACTTATTATCTGAAGAAGTTCTGACCGACAAAATTATCGTAGGAAAAACCTACGTGATTAAAGTCGAAGATGAAGTAGTCAAAGTAGTCAAGAAAGGTCGGTAAATTAAAAAGGGGAGAAATCCCCTTTTTTTTATATTTATAATCATGAGTAATTTCTCCCGACTGTTAGACAAATTCAAAAATTCATTTCCAGAAGATTTACAATCAAAAGTTGATGTAATTGAAAATTACGTGGCAAACTACATCCAAGAAAATAACATCAATGTAAAATTTTTGAATTCTTGTAATGCGGGATTCAAAGGAGTTAGAACAAGAGACCAAATTATTATTTGTTCTCCTTTTGGTATGGAAACCATAGGGGATTTTTTATATACCATATTTCACGAAATTAGGCATGAACAGCAGATTAGAGATTTGAAAATGTTAAATCCTTTAACGGATTTTGATTTAGAGGATTTCGAGGCTCTTTACGAACAATACTGGAATATGGAGTTGGATGCCGACAAATTCGCAAAAGAAATGGTGGCAAAACTGGTAATCAAATTGGGGATTCCAATCGACATTGCGAAAAAATTATTTTCGTTATCACTATACGTTCAGCAATATCCAACCATGTCAAACATGGTTCGTGGAGGGATTCAACAAATTATTAACGACATTAAGAGAATAAAAAAATCGGGTGGAGAATATACTGACATTCAAGACCACCCGGTAGTACAAAGACACATAGATAAGTTAGAAGATTTTATTTAATCAAAACGGATGAAACTGTCCTCTTGGTACTGACTTTTTGAAATGTAATTTATAACCCAACTCTTCAATCATTTTTCTTCCCATTTCTATACCGTTGAATACGTCCTCGATGATTACATATTCTTCAGGACTATGATAATCATAATAACCAATAGAAAAATTAATACAAGAAAAATCGAATTTACTTCTCAAAGCATAAACGTCAGTATATGGGTGAACCATATATCGCATTTGTTCGGTAATCATTCCTTCAGTCAAAACTTTATCAATTTTTTCGAAGAACTCGGTACCTCTGTCGAATAACACTTGCCCAAAACATGTCTCAGTAATCATCCAATTTTCCGGAGCATCGAACTGAATACCATATCCAACATTTTCAAAAAATTTGGAATCGGCCGCTTTTGAACCATGGCATCCAGTTTCTTCTGAAACAAAGAATGCTGCTTTAAGGTATGGTAATTCTTTTAGTAAAGTTAAACAAGCAAACACTCCACACTTATCGTCTCCTCCAATACCTGTCGGCATCTCGTTATCATTGAATGCCTTTAACGCTGGTTTCAATTCCCCTTGAGCGTTTTTTAACATCATTTCTTTAACGTTGATTGTATCAATATGGTGAACTGTATCGGTATGCGATATTACACAAGGAAAATAAAAATCTTCGGGAAGTTCAGTTGTTTCTTTTTTGGTTGCGTAGATATTCATTTTGTCATCAACATAATGTTCTATATTGTTTTCGGTTAACCAATTAACCAAAAATTCAACCATACGATGTTCTTGGTAAGTTTTTGTGGGTACGCTCAAAACTTCTTTGAGTAACGTTATATCTTTCATTTTACAAAGATATAAATAAATTAGATTTCATCCAAACTAAATAATGAAGGTTGGTATAATAAATTGTAAAAATTTTGTTCACTCATTAATATACTTTTTTGCTTCAATCCCTTTGATAATGTTACCACCACTTTCATCTCAGGAAACTTAAATCCTTCAATTTTGAACCTTGTTTCTTTTTTGGGGTCTTTTGGTAAAAAGTAGTATTCTTCTTGTCTGAATTTTTTCAAAATTCTAGAAGTCATGTCAGTGAAATCTTTGAAGCTAACTCCTTCCTCTTCTCCATCTTCCTGAATCGTATCCAAAATTTCAGTAAAAATTGTGTTTGCGGTTCTATTGAAACTTGCAGAATCAAAATCATCAGGGTCTTGGTATGCATAATAATCTTCTTGCCAACCACCTGGTGCTTGCTTTCTACCAAAAATTCTTTCTAATAATTCTTTCGAAGAAATGTGAAGGTCACCCTCGTTAATATATAATGCTATCAAGTCCGCCACCGTAATTCTAAATCCATCTGTATAAGCGTCGATACCCAACTCATCGAAATACTCATCCATCTCTTTATTCATCGCGGTCGAAAGAGATCTTTGGAACGCGTGATTTTTTTCGTAGACATAATCTTCGATGACATACTTTATTTTTTTTCCAAAATTATCCATCAATACTCGGGATAACTCTTTTCTGTATTCGTCATCTGAAAAGTCGACTTTCATGGGAAGTATTGCTCTAGAAATTTCAGATAATATTTGTTTATTTTCGTCATCTAAAGTATAGTAAAAACTATACCCTTCCATAAAATCTTCTGTGGAGGAATAATGGTCTATAAATTCATAATCGTTATACGGGGAATTAATCACTTGATAAAACCAAACATCATCTTCCGATAATCCCAACGCCTCTAAAAATTCTTGTTGATTTTTGAACTCAACACTTATAACACTTTGACCTGGCGTATTTCGGTCCTCTCTCATGTACGAGAATAAATCATCCGAAGATAATAATTCATCTTTAGTTATTTTTCTTTTAGCATAATTCCTTAATGATCTGAAAGTTTCGTAATTCATACTACAAATAAATATCAATTCTGTTGGATTTGGAAATATTTATACATACATTTGTAAAACAATGGGGTAGACAGGTATCGATTGGCATTGTTGGGGATAAGTGGCACGTAGTCAGAATTCATCTATGACTTAAATCTATGGTGAAGAAAGTAAACGGCAATACTCTTGCTAAGATGTCTGCTCTAGGTTTAACTAGAGAAGCGTCTGTTGTAACTGCTTAATTAGTTGATACAACGTCAGGTCGAATGGGCATATAACCTAGGAACAGAAGCCCTCTAAGGTGTGATACCACCCGAAGCGTATCGAAGGTCACGTTCAGAGGACTACCTTAGTATAAGTGAACTCGACACAGTTGTTGGTAACGATGTCAAAATAGGAACCAAATATTTCGGAAGGTATAACAAACCTTGACCTAAACGTGTAGTCATTTATTGTCAAGGTGAGCAAGACCGGAGTTCGACTCTCCGCTACTCCACCTTCAACAAAAAAGGGAGTCAATAACTCCCTTTTTTATTTTCGAACTTGACAATTAACATAAACTTAATATTTTTAATTAAAATTTTTAATACTTATCAGTAACTTCATAATATTATGAAAAAAAATTATTATAACCTTACCACAAATAATTTTCCACAAGAAAAATAAGTTCCCGCGTATTGATTTACTCGGGATTTTTTTTTATAAATAAACAATCAAATAAATAACAAAAAAACAAAAACAATGAAAAAAAATCTATTACAAGGGGTTTTATCATTCTTGGTTTTACTGATGTCGTTTGGACTGACGTATTCTCAAGGGGTAACAACATCAAACATTTCAGGTAAAGTTGCAACCGATACGGGTGAGACATTACCAGGGGCGTTAGTACTAGCTACTCACACTCCATCGGGAACAAAATATTCTACAGTCACTAATAATGAAGGAAGATATTTAATTCCAAACACAAGGATTGGTGGTCCTTACACAATCACTGTATCATTCATAGGATATAGTACATCATCTACTGATGGAGTATTTTTATCTTTGGGTGTTACTTCAAATATCAATATCCAACTTAAGTCAGAAGATATTGGTATTGCGGAAGTACTTGTAATGGGAGATAAAAATCCAGTATTTAGCTCCGATAGAACTGGTGCGTCTTCTGCAATTACAAATCAAAACTTAACTAGATTACCAACCATTTCAAGAAGTATCAATGATTTTACAAGGTTATCACCACAAGCATCAGGTAACTCTTTTGCAGGACAGGATGGTAGATTGAATAATATTACTGTTGATGGTTCTTATTTTAACAACTCATTCGGTTTGGGTTCAGGTTCTAATCCAGGTGGTAGAACAGGTGTATCTCCAATCTCTTTGGATGCTATTGACCAAATCTCAATTAACGTAGCACCTTATGATGTAAGACAAGGTAACTTCGTTGGTGCTGGTGTAAACACAGTAACTCGTTCGGGTACTAACGAACTATCTGGTTCGGTTTATGGGTTTAGTAGAAACAACAATTTAGTTGGAACTGAAGCAGGTGAAAAGAAATTTAATCCTGGGCAATTTGATTACAAACAATTCGGTTTCCGTTTAGGTGGACCAATCATTAAGGATAAATTATTCTTCTTTGGTTCATTTGAAGATGAAAAAACTACTCAACCAGGAACTACTTTTAGAGCAAACAAAGGTGGAGAACCTGCGTCTGGTAATGTTACAAGAGTATTGGCTTCTGATTTAGACCAATTGAGTTCATTCTTAAAAACCAAATATGGATATGAGACAGGACCTTATCAGGGATACGATAACACTACCGCAGCTACCAAGTTTTTGGGTAAGATTGACTGGAACATTAGTGATAAAAACAAATTTAGTTTAAGATATACACATTTGGACTCTAATACCGATGTTCTTGCATCTGGTTCATCTTCATTAGGTTTTGGTGGAAGAAACTTTAACCTTAACGCACTTAACTTCCAAAATTCAAATTACATTATCAACGAAAACATCCGTTCAATTGTAGGTGAATTGAATAGTAGATTATCCGATAAAGTTACAAACAACTTTATTATTGGATACACTTATCAGGATGAGTCACGAGGTTCGAGAGGTGATTTCTTTCCGTTGGTGGATATTCTTAAAGATGGAGCAACTTACACCACTTTTGGTTTTGAGGCTTTCACTCCAAGCAACGAATTGAGATACAAGACGTTCCAAATCCAAAACAACTTACAAATCTTTAGAGATAGAAGTACTTGGACATTTGGTGGTAGTTATGAAAAATATCAATCTGAAAACGTGTTCTTTCCAGGTTCCCAATCCGCTTATGTATTTAACTCTTTAGAAGATTTTTACGCATCTGCAGGTGGAAATGAGGATATCACACTCCGAAGATTTCAGGTTAGATACAACAACATTCCTGGTCAAGAAAAACCAGTACAACCACTTTCAGTTGATTACTTTGGTTTGTATGGACAGAATGAATTGAGAGTTAGTGATAACTTTACAACTACACTTGGATTGAGAGTTGATGTACCCATCTTTGGTGAGACTGGATTTAGAAATACCGAAGTTGAAGGTATGAACTTTGTTGACGCAGATGGTAATACTACAAAGTATAGAACTGATAAACTACCTGATGCAAATCTATTGTGGTCTCCACGAGTTGGTTTTAACTATGATGTAAAAGGTGATAAGACCCTTCAATTAAGAGGTGGTACCGGTATCTTTACTGGTAGACCTGCGTATGTATGGGTATCCAATCAAATCGGTAACAACGGTATCCTAACTGGATTTGAGAGATTGGATAATACTAAATCAAGACCTTTTTCACCTGATCCAGAAACTTATAAACCACAAGATGTGACAGGTGCTCCGGCTAAAAACTATGAATTGGCGCTAAGTGATACAGATTTTAAGTTTCCACAAGTATGGAGAACGAACATCGCGGTTGATAAGAAACTACCTGGCGGAATTATCGGTACAGCTGAATTCATTTACTCAAAAGATGTAAATGGAGTATCTTACCACAACGCAAACCTTGCTCCATCTAACGGAGTATTTGCAGGACCAGACCAGAGAGTAAGATGGGTTGGTGGAAACACAGCAACAAGAATTAATGGTAAGATTGATAATGCTGTAACTTTGGGTAACCAAGCAATCGGTTCATCTTATGTAGCATCCGTTTCTTTGGAAAAACCATTTACTAATGGATTGTACGCAAAAGCAGCATACTCTTATGGTATTACCGAAAACACAGTTGATGCAGGTTCAATCGCATTCGGTTCTTGGAATAACAGACCTCATAGTGGAAACCCGAATAATAATGAATTAGGATTATCCTCAAACTCAATGGGACATAGAGTATTTACTGCATTGAGTTACTCTAAAGATTTCTTCTCATTCGGTAATACATCCGTTGGTTTGTTTTGGGAAGGTAGAACTATCGGTAACTACTCTTATGTATATGGCGGTGACTTGAATGGAGATGGTGGATTTTCTAATGATTTGATTTACATTCACAAAGATAAGAGTGAAATGAGATTTGTACCATTCACATCTTCAGGAAAATCATTCACTGCGGAAGAACAAGCATCCGCATGGGAAGCGTTTATCCTACAAGATAAATACCTAAGTGCAAATAGAGGTTCAGTAGCGGAAAGAGGAGCGGCATTCTTACCTATGGTATTCCGTGCTGATTTCAACTTTACCCAACAACTATTCACCAACATCGGTGGTAAGAGAAATACCTTAGAGTTTAGAGCAGATGTTCTAAATGTTGGTAACCTATTGAATAGTGCATGGGGTGTTGGACAATTTGTAACATCTACTTCACCATTAGTTCCAGCAGGAACAACTTCAAGTGGTGAACCACAATTCAGATTAAGAAATCTTGGTAATCAATTGATTACACAAACATTTCAACCAACCGTTGGTGTAGGAGATGTTTGGAGAGCTCAATTTGGATTGAGATATAGTTTTAATTAAAAATTAAAAATCCCTCGAATATTCGGGGGATTTTTTTTATATTTACAAAATGGATATAACCAAAATACTACTAGCCACCCTCTTTATGATTTTAGGACAAATTGGGTCTTTTATGCAATTACAAGGGTCAATTAAATATGGTTGGTCGGAAAAATACCTTTGGTTACTTCTACTGTCAGGAATTCCAATCAGTTATTTATATATAAAGTCTGTAAATCTTTACGTACAAGGTTTTGGTGGCCAGATCTGGCCAAGCAGATTGGTTGGGTTTGCATTAGGTGTTGTAATATTTACAATATTGTCTTCAGTTCTTTTTCAAGAACACCTGAACCTCAAAACGGTCATAAGTTTAGTTCTTGCATTCACTATTGTTGGAATACAAATATTTTGGAAATGAAAGTAATATTCTTAGATAACGATGGAGTTATCTGTTTAAGTAGTAATTGGGGTTCCCGTCACAAAAAACAAAAAAAGTGGGGTGGAAGGAAACTATCCATGTCTATATCATCTATTCCTGTAGAATATCGTTTCGATAATTTTGACAAAAAGGCGGTAAAAGTTCTAAATCAAATATTAGAAACCACAGGTGCTGAAATCGTGGTTAGTTCTGATTGGAGATTACATGCCACTTTGGAAGAATTGGGAGAATACTATACATCTCAAGGTGTCATCAAAAAACCAATCGGATTTACCGAAATATTTCACTACAAAAATTGGTTGGAAGAAGGTAGAATTCCTTCCGATTTTGATTGGAACAGAACTGACGGTCGAGAACAAGAAAGACACTTTGAGATTAAAGATTGGTTGAAATCACATCCCGAAGTTACACATTGGGTAGCCGTTGATGACCTTCATATGGGCATTCATGTTACAAACAGCTCTTATGGTCCATTTGACAGAGATTGGGGGTTAGAACACTTCGTATGGACACCTAGAATGTGGGAGGGTATTAAACAAAGTGGAATTAAACAAAAAATAATAAAACATTTATTATGCTAGTTAACATTAAAAAAGTATTGGAAGAAAGAGGAGAAGTTGGAAAATTTGACGGAGTTGCTCCCGAAGGGTTTGTTTTAGTTCACGAGAAAGCATTAGAACAACTTAAAGATTTTGACACATGGAAAATGTGGAAACATAATCAAATCACCATAAAAAAATTGAATAAAACTAACTTTAATAATAGTTAATAATATATGATAGATTTTATTAAAATTTCACCCAAAAGAGATATCTTAAAAACAATAAGTTATAGAATTGCAAGTAGTGTTATTGGTTTTTTTGTACTGTGGATCTTCTTCGGAATAATGGTGGGAGTCTCATTCAGTTTATTTGAGTTATTTTGTAAACCATTACTATACTATATTCACGAAAGAATGTGGTATAGATATATAAAGTTCGGTGTTACAAAAGTTGAAGATCCTATTAAACCTGATTTCCGTATTATGGATTCAATATCTACTGAGGTTGCGGAAAATGTAACAACTACAGGGCCAAAAAGATTAGTTTATACAAAGAAGACCGAATAGCTCGGTCTTTTTTTTTGTCTTGATATTTATTAAGTATGAGTATCGAAAAAAATATTTTTAGAATTTTAGAAGAGATTAAGAAATCGGAAGAACTTATATCAGAAGCCATCATTTTGAGTGAATCGAGCACCTTTTCACCACCCCTTAATAAACTTAAAGTGACCTCTGGTTTCGGCCCAAGATGGGGAAAACATCATGATGGAGTTGATTTAGCGGCAGTGGACGAACCAGTCAAATCTCTCGCAGATGGAGTTGTAGTTACAACTCATCCCGATAAATATCCTTGTGGAGGAACCATTGTCATTCAACACTCAAATGGATATACCACAGGTTTTTGTCATATGCAAAAAATAAACGTACAAGTTGGACAAAATGTAAAAAAGGGAGATATAATCGGAATCACTGGAGGTGGCAAAAATGATCCAGGTAAAGGTAGAAGTGATGGGAAACACTTACATTTGACTATAAGAAAAGACGGAAAACCTTTAGACCCTATGAAATTCATAGATAAAGAAGGTGTATTAGTTGGTACAGTACCTATATCACCAATATCTGGTACTGACGTATCAACTGATTCAACATCAAGTTCGGACAGTAAAGGTACCGCACCGGAATTTGGAATTGCTGACTTTGATTTCTTAACGGGAAATATTAAAGGGAATATTGCCGATTTTGATTTTATTAAAGGAATTAAAGAACGAAAAATTTCGGAAAATATAGAAAGAATAAAAAAAATGTTATAAAAAAACCCACCTTATGGTGGGTTATTTTTTTTGGTTAAGTTGAGATTACTTTACTGCCTCACCTTGAGCGGCTTCAACTTCCACGCCTTCAGCTCCACCACCAACTTCAACTGCTACTGTGTCAGCAACAACTGCAGTTGAATCTACAACTACCTCTGTGGAATCAGCTGCAACAGTTTCAACTGCTTTACCTCCACAAGATGCAAGAATCATGGTAGAAAGGATTGCGAATACTACTAAATTTTTTTTCATTTTTTTGTGTTTTTTTGTTTTTTATTTAATTTACGAACTATAAATATACGAAAGTTTATTGAGTTGGTCAAATTTTTTGTATTTTTCACAAAACTTTTTTTAAGATAAAATCTGTATAAAGTAATATGATAGCTTATATCCTGTGAAAGCCCCTAATGTAGATGGAATTGGAAATACTATTAACTTACCCAAATCTGTAACATATTTAGGTCTGTTAACAATTTTACCCATAAAGAAATAATAAGTTAGATAACCTATTAAAACCGCCAAATCAGTTTTAGTTGCAATAAACACAATTAAAGTTGCAGCAATGAATCCAAAGATAAAATTATCTCGGACTCCTTCCCAAATCTCATAAGGGCTCGCGTCTTTATATTCTTTTATAATCTTGTTGAATTTGGTTTTGTTACCAACCTTCCTTTTTATTTCAATTTCCATGTTGGGATAGGTGGACTCGAACCACCAACCTTTCGCGTATCAGACGAATGCTCTAACCAATTGAGCTATATCCCATTATTGTAAGTAAAAGAGCGGGTAGTGAGATTCGAACTCACAACTTCCGACTTGGAAGGACGGCACTCTAGCCAATTGAGCTATACCCGCTTTTTTGTGCTGTAAGAGGTGGATTCGAACCACCACGAGGAGATTCAACAAATAACATATCGCCGGCCGGCTGGTGGTCTACCCCCTCATATTATTTGTCTATTTCTTAATCCCCACCCCCGAGACAGGAGGGCTTGTCTGCCAATTTCAACACCTTACAAAATGCAGAGAGTATTGGATTCGAACCAATGCATCCCTTTCGAGATGACAGATTAGCAATCTGCTCCTTTAACCACTCAGGCAACTCTCTATTAATGTTCCAAAACTCACTTTTTTTTAATGTTTTGGACCCTGAATAACTTGATGTCTCATCAGGATTCGAACCTGAAATAACTGAACCAAAATCAGTTGTGTTACCGTTACACCATGAGACAGTTTAGACAGACCTTAGGAGACGTATTATTCTCTTCATTATCCTTGTACTTTAACACCGTGGGAAGCGTGTGTCTGTCTTGTGGGAACGATAGGACTCGAACCTATGAACTCCGAAGAGAGGGGTTTTACAGACCCCGGCAATTGCCGCTATGCGACGTTCCCAAAATAAGGAAAGGAGAAGATGGTTCCGTGGACATCTCCTTTTACGATTGGCATTACTACGATGATTCCAAACTCCAAATGTACCACCTCCATCATCAGGTTAACATACATTCCTTCCCCAATCAACCTTTATAACTAGCACACCCACCAAGACTCGAACTTGGAACAACGGTTTTGGAGACCGGTATGATGCCATTTCACCATAGATGCTTACTTGTTCAACAACCAAGATGACGATTGAATTTTATCTCCTAGTCCATCAATTAATTTAACCCCTAACCAATCACAAATCGGTGTCTCAGGGATGCTATTATTGTTTTGGTCTCCACCATTAGCGAATAGGAATTCGTCGTCCCTATCCCCCAAAGAATGAATCAATTCGATTGTCTTACACACAGTTCGATCTGTGTCAACTGAAAGAAATACTCTGTCAACCATTTTCAGATTTTGGATGATTAACATTCTCTCATTCTCATCTTGGAATTCTTTACTACCCTTCAACTCCCTCTGTTTGTCATTGTTGACAATGACATAGAGTTTGTCACCATGTTCTTTGGACTTATTGAAATATTCAATATGTCCCTTATGAACAGGATTAAAATATCCGCTTACAATTACAATTTTCATTTCGTTTCGTAGGTTAAAGTTTCTAATTCCAATTCACTTTCATAGAAATATGGACAAGCCCACCTAGGTTTATCACATTTAAGTTTTACCATCGATCCTCTGTAAAATCCAACCGCTACGACTGTCGCCCATCCTGAACATCTTGTTTTAACTCTATCTCCAACTTTTAATTCACTAAATGTCATCTTCTACGGTGTTTAATTCAAAGTTACTAAATTTTAGTCCCCACATCAAAGAAATCATAGACATTTCTCTTTCAGCCATTTTAGCATACAAACGAAGTTCTTTCATAAGGTATTTTTTACCCCACTTTTTCCATTCTTCGTTTTGTTCCATAGTCATAGTCCAATCAGTATACCAACTATCCTTACGGTCCTTGATATCGTCATAGGTCACAGGATGACCTGCAATTTCGAACATCTTGTTTATCATATCGATAACCATTTTTTGTTTTTTCTGTTCTTTAGATAATCTTGGTTTCATAATTTTCTTTGTTTATTGGTTGATGAGGTCAGAATCGGATTCGAACCGATGGATACTTGTTTTGCAGACAAGCCCCTTAAGCCACTTGGGTATCTGACCATTTATAATGTGTCAGGACGGGTTTCTAACCCGCTCCTCAGTTAACTACTGTGTGCTGCCATTTACACCACCTGACTATTGTGTGACCGAAGAGAATCGAACTCTTACCTGAAGTGCCACAAACTTCCGCCCTCCCACTAGGCTACGGCCACCATATAATAATTTAGATTTCTAAAACTCATCCTCGAAAGGGTAAAGAAACTCCATCTTATTTGTTTTTTGCGTAGTCAGGACAGGATTCGAACCTGTATTTGTGGAGCACCATCTCCAACGTCTGAATCGAACAGAACCAATCAATCCTCTACGGGTGGTACATCTGCAGCTGTACCACTTATTCAAGAACAGCGTCTAACCAATTCCGCCACCTGACTATCCTAATTATTTACCTCCTCCGTCACCATCAAGATATATCAATCTTACTGTTTCACCACTACCTATATTATGAATAGTAAAGGTAGGATATGAACCGTCTTCATTTCTTTTGTTAATAGTGTCAGTTGGCCAAATTTCAAAACCATGTTCCCAACACAGATGGTCTAATTTATCAATAAACTCATCAGTTTCTTTACTTATTTCTTTTTCCATAACTTTTAATTACAAAAGTCTATACCAAATCTTAATTGTCATATCTCTTTGAGGGGATGGTTTTAGTTTTGACCATCTGTCAATCCATTCTTTAATTTCTTCTTTACTCATAACTTTTAATTTTTTCACCTGACTATCCTAATTTCCACCACCTACCACATTTTTGACATTCTTGTGGTCCATATGCTTTATGCATTTTATGTTTATCTAAAACAAAATCATGTACAAATAAACACCATACGTTTCCAAATTGTCTAATAATCCATTTCATATATTTTTTAATTAAAATATAATACTTAATAAATGACCTATAAAAATACCTGTTGCTAAGGCTGATAACGATAGACTTACAAGTGTTTTTTTAGATAAATCTTTAATAAATGATGGTAGTATCCAGCTTGATATTAATACTAACCATCCCACAATTACAGCAATTTCTATTTCCATAACTTTTATTTTTAGTTGTAGTCAGGACAGGATTCGAACCTGTGATAGACGCTCCTTAGAGTCCGCTATCATGGCAACCAATTCCGCCACCTGACTATGTTGAGAATGAGAAGTCCTCTGTGTTGTAGTGCACGATTATGTTTTCCATAATTCAAGTAATGTCACTCATCTTTATGTCTCCTTTCTCAAGGGTACAACACATTTGTAGTCAGGACAGGATTCGAACCTGTACGAAGAGTATGTGTGTCTCTTCTCCTATGGGTTTACCTCAAGGGTTTCCACCTGCCATCGCACGTTGTAGCGTCTACCATTCCGCCACCTGACTATGTTGAGGATGAGAAGTCCTCTGTGTTGTAGAGTTTGTTTACTCTCTTATATGATAGCATTTCTTTCTCAAGGAAACAACACGTTGTAATGGAGTGGGTCTATTCCCCACAGTCAACAGAACTTAAAACTTACCTACGAGAGAGAGGTATTCTGTATGATCGTTCCCATTGCCTAAACAGTGTCTAGTATGCCTTCGGTTGTCTCTCGTGTCAGTAGTCAGGACAGGATTCGAACCTGTATGCACTATTAAGGTAATGCTTTTGTATGTTTTTCAGTGTCCACTACAAGTTTCCTTAATTTTGTAGTAACTACTTTCATCCTCACATAACGTCTACCATTCCGCCACCTGACTAAATTACTTGTTTTCGATTATCAAGTTGATAGTTACAATTCGTAACGAGCCAATGCTGCGTCTGTGATTTCCTTTGCTTTTTTACAAATCAACACATCTTCTGAATAAATATGATAAATTGAATCAGCTCCCAATTCGCTGAGTAATTGTGTTAACGCAACTGCGTATAATTCAATATCGTCAGCCGTGTGAGACGAAGCAACTTCGCTTCTTGACATATTTCCGAAAACTTTAGAATGAGATCGTAAGTAATCGTGATGATATGTATATGGAACTCGGCTTTTGCTATGTGGCAATTTATCAATTACTTCTAGAAACCGTTGAGGCAATGTACTATCTTCTTCTTTTCTGAACATATTTTCCCCTATTTAGATATTACTATTTCACCACCTGACTATTTTTATTTTTCCAAAACGTACTTCATCATCTCTTGCATCTTGATAATCAAAAGTTCCATTTCATCCTTATTAAGATACAACCTACCGTTTAATGTTTTATCATCCAACTCTTTGACTTCAACGATGATACCACCGAAACACTCAGTTGGATAAATTTCAACATTCTGTTCTTCGGTCGCAATAACTGTTTTGTTCCAAACTTTGTTTTTCATAACTTATTTATTTTTGAATTGTTCAAACCATTGTTCTAATGTTATCTTCTTTCCTGCTAACAAATCTTCTGTATGCTTATAAAGTATATTTAATACTTCTTCCTCGCTATACATTTTTTCTTGTTGTAATCTAGCAATGTGAATAAACATTGATTTTATCCAAGTTTTTTCGTGAGGCTGTATTGTTTTTGCTTCTAATAACTCTAAGCTATAATTTTCAGCTGCTTCCTCAAGCTTGAATGCTTGTTCGTAAGGAATAAATTCGGTTTTCATTTCTCTTTACAGTTTAAGTTTCTCTCTTATTACTCCACTAATGTCCGAAAAAGATTTTACATCCACAAGGGATTTGTAAAATATTTTATTTTTTTTTTTGGTAGTGACCCCGCCGAGATTCGAACTCGGGACTCCTTCATTAAAAGTGAAGTGCTCTAGCCAACTGAGCTACGAAGTCATTTGTAGTCAGGACAGGATTCGAACCTGTATGTAGAT